CGCAACAGCAACTTATAGTCTTGATCCAGCAGGCGGCGGAAAAAATATTCCTGTTGGCACAACTTACATTCAATGGAATAATAATCAGCTCAATACTGGTGGTATAATATCAGCTGCCTTTACCATATTCAAACGATATGCACTAGGAGCCACAGTAGTCACATCCAGCATCAACGATGCAGTTTTTAGCATTGGCAACAGTTTCCAGATTAGAGTAACCGAAGCAGGATCAGACGCCTTTGCTGGTCCGTACCTTGTAACATTAGCTGGAACAACACCTACAGATTTTGTTACTGCGGTCAGTGCGGCTAATGCTCCTTACACAAGTGCTTCTATCAACAGTGATGGATATATTGTGTTTACCCATTCCCAGGGCGGAACAATTAGTCTAACTGACGTTTCTGGAACACCAGTTGCGTTGGCTGGTTTTACTGCAAGTACCCCATTGTGTCGAGCATCAGGTACATTTGCCAATACATTAGTATTATCTAACTGGGTAGCTTCTCCACTGTTTACATACACCGCCAGCACCACAGCACCGGACCAAGATCCAGCAGATGGACGCCTGTGGTACTATAGCACCGTAAGCGAAGCTGACATCATGATTCAAAACAACGGTGCCTGGACAGGATATCGAAACGTCACTAACGACGTTCGCGGTTTTAACCTCAGCTTGACTAACGTTGCAGGTCCTATTGTTGCTGCTAAAGCACCAACTACACAGACAGATGCCAACACAAGCCCATTGCAACTTGGCGATTTGTGGATTGATACCAGCGACTTAGAAAATTATCCTAAACTGTATCGTTGGGAACCACTAAATGGCGTGAGCCAATGGGTGGCAGTTGATACATCAGATCAGGTTAGTGAGAATGGTATCTTGTTTGCCGATGCACGTTGGAGTTCAACAGGTACTGTAGATCCCATAGCTGATCCTGTACCATCCATTGTATCATTGAATACTGGAACTGGTGCAAACTATTTGGATCTTGATGCTCCTAATCCAGCTCTATATCCTCAAGGTATGTTGTTGTTTAACACTCGTCGCAGTGGCTACAATGTCAAGCGTTTTGCATTAGACTATTTTAATACTGAAAGCACCGACTACAGTGTTGATGCCTATTCTGCAACAACCGTGTATGTCTACAATGACTTTGTGGTCTACAACGGCATCATCTATGTGTGCAAGCTTGCACCTCCAAGTGTGGGAACCGCACCTACCAACACAACCTATTGGTCTGTGATTGATACCAACACCTGGGTAACTGCCAGTGGCAACAAAGACAACGGATCGATGTGGTCAGGACGTCAGGCTCAACGCCAAATGGTAGTTGAAGCACTGAAGAGTGGTATTGACACCAGCAGTGCTGCACGTGAAGAACAAAGCTTGTACAGCTTGATTGCTACACCTGCTTATCCTGAACTGATGCCTAACATGATTGCACTCAGCAACGAGCGTAACAACACCTTGTTTGTGGTAGGCGACACACCAATGCGTCTGCCATCTACAGGAACAGATCTTGCTGCATGGGCTACCAATAACAACGGTCTAGGTTTGCCAACAGAAGATGGTTTGGTTTCTGCTAGCCAGTACATGGCCACATTCTATCCAAGTTGCCAGACCACAGACTTGTCAGGTAACCCAGTGGTCACAGCACCAAGTCACATGATGATGAGAACAATCATCCGCAGTGACAGTGTAAGCTATCCATGGCTAGCACCTGCTGGTACACGTCGCGGTGTTGTGGACAACGCCACAGCAATTGGTTACATTGATTCTACCACAGGTGAGTTTATTCAAATCAACGTGGGACAAGGTATTAGAGATGTGCTGTATGAAAACGACATCAACCCAATTACCTTTATTCCAGGCGTGGGCATTACCAACTTTGGTAACAAGACCACAACCAGCATTACCAGTGCACTGGATCGTATCAACGTATCACGTTTGGTTGCGTTCTTGCGTGGACGCTTGGAAGAGATTGGCAAGTTGTACTTGTTTGAACCCAACGACGAAATTACTCGTAACGAGATCAGTAACACCGTCAACAGTTTGATGATTGACTTGATTTCTAAGCGAGCAATCTACGACTACTTGGTAGTGTGTGACTTGAGCAACAACACACCTGCACGTATTGATCGTAACGAGCTGTGGGTAGACGTTGCCATCGAACCAGTGAAAGCAGTGGAGTTTATCTACATTCCATTGCGCATCAAGAACACTGGTGAGATCTCTGGAGCAGCAGCCTAATAAACTGGGGGGTTAATTTTTAACCCCCCAGTTAAGGTAAATAAAGACATAGGAGATATAAAAAATGGCAGTTTCATCATTACAGAGAATGACAGTACCGTTGGCCAGCGATCAGAGTTCAAGTACTCAAGGTTTGCTGATGCCCAAACTCAAATATCGCTTCCGCGTGATGTTTGAAAATTTCGGAGTGTCAACCCCTCGTACAGAATTAACCAAACAAGTGATGAGTTTTGCTCGTCCCAACTTGAGCTTTGAAGAAATCACATTGCCTATCTACAACTCAACACTGAAGTTGGCAGGCAAGCATACCTGGGCAGATACCACTTGTGAAATCCGAGACGACGCCTCGGGACAAGTCAGTCGCTTGGTTGGTGAGCAGATACAAAAGCAAATGGACTTCTTGGAAATGGCTTCAGCAAGTTCTGGTATCGATTACAAGTTCTTGACTCGTTTCGAAATCCTAGACGGCGGCAACGGAGCCGAACAGCCTAACGTGCTAGAGACCTGGGAATTGTATGGTTGCTATCTCAAGAGCGCTGATTATGGTGCCATGAACTATGGTGAGTCGGCACCGGTGACAATCAACATGACCATTGCGTTTGATAATGCCAACCAGATTCCTTATGGTGTTGGTGTTGCTACAGGCCTTGCAAGAACTCTAGGCGACGTTGTAACAGGTGCTGGTGGCGGGAGCGTCTAATGCCAGCTACCTGGGGACAGGACTTCCTTAAAGGTTTTTTTGGTACTGATACGCTGCGTGATTACACTCACGCAGCCAAAGTATTTAGAACTGACGGATATGAATTAAAGCCACGGTTTAAGTTTTTATTCCACGTGGCTTTTTCTATTAACACCGCAGAAATTCCATCACTGCGCGGAGCATTGGGAGTAACTGATGTCAACAATATCAGTTACGTGGTAAAAACTGTTGACCTGCCCAAGTATGCTGTTCAAACCGAAACACTCAATCAGTACAATCGCAAACGCATTGTACAAACCAAGATCAACTATGAACCCATCAACATCACATTCCATGATGACGGCGGAGATCTGATGCGTAACTTGTGGTACAACTACTACAGTTACTACTACAAAGATCCTACTCAGCAGTATGGTGCAGCGAACAACACCAACGGCAGTATTGGTGCCCAAGGTAATCGTACCACTGGATTTGGCTACAACAGTCGCGACATTTACAACAACGATCGTATAGTCAACGACTGGGGCTATATCGGCGAAGCCATCAGCGATGGTGTTGCAGGTGGATCGGGCAAACCTCCATTCTTCAAAGACATTAGAATTTTTGGATTTGATTACCAGCAGAAATACGCAGAATATGTATTGATCAATCCGTTGATTACTAATTGGAGTCATGATACCTATGACTACAGTCAAGGCAATGGCACCATGCAGAATTCGATGACCATTGCCTACGAAACTGTGAAATACTTTCAAGGTGCTCCTAACAAACAAGCACCAGGATTTGCAGATCCTACACACTACGACACCAAGACTAGTCCTATTTCTCGACCAGGGTCAACTCAGACCATTCTCGGCCAAGGTGGTCTCCTGGATGCAGCCGGCGGCATATTCCAAGACTTGCAGTCAGGATCTGTATTGGGACTGATAGGTGCAACACAAAAAGCAGGCACAGCTTACAATACCTTGAAAAATGTCAACATTGGACAAACACTTTCCAATGAAGTAAAACGTGGTGCAGTGCTGGCAGCACAGGCCGCTATACCAGGAGCCGTAAGAGCTGTTGCTAACACCAATGGTGGGTGGTCTTTTCCGACCACAGGTGCAGGAGCATCACAAGCAGCGTCTTCGGGTGTACAACCACCAGGTATTTGATAACTGAATAATTTTATGTCAACTGTTAATCAAACCAATCTCAATCAAGATCTCACTGTTAGAGTGTTTGATCGTTTTTACAAATACGAAGCCAGTATATCTTCCAGTGAATGGGACGTGGTATATTCGTATTTTCGAAGTACAATGACCACGGACCGTGCAGCTAGTAATTTTTCCAGTGCA